ATGGTAACTAAGTTAAGATACCTAAAAGCTAATCCTAGTATGATTGGTATGATATTCCAGACTGGTCAGAGGGAATCATTGTCTAAGTTAACACAGTTTATTACCACACAGAAGATACGTGTAGTAATAGGCTATCCTAGAGACCAGTCATCACTTCCAGCTTATGTAATAACATTAGCACCAGAGCAAGAGCAGCCAAGTGGGTTAGGAGACAACGTACTTACATATGGACCAACTTTAGGCATGGGAGAAGAACCAGAAGACATTGCTCAGGAATACCTAGATGATTTTGTAGCTTCTACTATGATGAACGCTAACTACCGTATAGAGTGCTGGAGTGACAATGGTGACCTAACTGCTTATATGTACGTGATACTAAAGTGGTGTCTCTGGAGCAGCAGAAAGGAAATGTTGGCTTTAGGCTGGAATAACATTAGGCTAGATGGAACTGACTTAGAGCCAGTACCAGATTATATGCCCATCTTTGTGTATCGTAGGTCAGTATCCTTGGCTTTAACATATGATGCGTTATATCATGAAGATATTAACAGTATCGCTAGATTCTTAGATGTAGTTGCGCATCCAGATTTGTATGGCAGGTCTGAAGATGGTAGTGTTATACGGAAAGAAACAGGAAGTGTTATTATACCTTCTAAGTATACATGGATTATCAACCAATTCGTTGAAACTGTGGGTACTGGAGAGGTATCAATAGCACAAAGTACTTATACTTTTACTGGTAGAGCAGGAGTGAAAGGATACCCTGTTATTTCAGTGTTACCAGAGCAGGGTGTTCCAGATATTCTCTATTTAGTACATGAATACCTCAAAGGAGATTACGATTACTATAAACCATGTGTATGGGATGACAATCGTGGTCAGTATATCCCATTATCAAGCATGAAACACAATGAAAACTCATACAAAGATATTATTATAGTGAACCCTGTATCCAGTAAGGAGGAATAGTAATGGCTAAAAAAGCAGAATCAAATACCGATGCTGTTAATGCATCGTCTACAATTAAAACTGAACCTTTTGTAAAGTCTAGAAAACGTACTTCCCTTGATGAGTTTGCCATTACCCACAGACTCAGACCTGAAATGAAAGCTGGATTTAAGGTATGGCTGAAGGGTGAACTCCATCATTTCGATGATGAATGGGAAACACTATTTAAGAATTACACAAATAGACAGTTAAAGTAAGGAGGAATAAAGATGGCAAACACAGTCTATTTTAACGGTGATGTGCTTACCATACCTGGTGCTTACTCAGCAATTGACGTTAGCAACCTGCAGGTAAAGAGTGATGGCGATGGTGCTAAGACTATTGCTATTATTGGTGAGTGCACAGGCGGTGAGCCGCAGGTAGTTCAATTCTTTAATGAACCTACTGTAGCTAGAAAGATTTTGAAGTCTGGTGAACTTCTGAAGGCTTGCGAAAAAGCATGGAATCCTGTTTCTGGTAGTAAAGAGGGCGTACCTATTGGTGGTGCTAACGTTATTGCAGTTATCCGTTCCAATGCAGCTACCAAGTCTTTCCTTGAGATTGACCCAGAAGGAGTAGTTAACCCTACTGAGAAGCAGATTGTATTTCAGTCTAAGGACTGGGGCAAGGATACAGCTCATCAGGTTAAAATTTCAGATGGTACCATAGAGGGTACAAAGAACCTTACTATCTATGACCAGACCAATGATGTATATGAGCACTGGGATAATGTTGGTCGTATGTTCTCTATTGGTTACACAGGTGATAAGGCTTATGCTGAGGTCAATGTGTATAAAGATAGCAATGGTGCGATGTACTTCCAGACCAAGATTGGTGACGATGAGGCTTCTGCTGTAGAAGATATTCATATTGCCCTTGACCCAGTTAAGTACAAGAACTTGCGTGTTCTTATTTCTGACCTCCAGTCTTATGAGAACTACAACGTAATTGCTGCTACACGCTACAATATGCGTTTGAAGGTAAATGAGCTGGATATCATTACCAAAAAGAACATCAAGGCAACTCAGCTTGTTCCTACAGCCACTATTACGGCTACATTCGCAGATACTGCTAGTACTCTGGCTCTCAATTCTCGTTTGATTGAGGTTAAGTCTTACAACAAGGAAATTGGTAATAAGACTATTCCTAATACGAATGGTGCTTACCTGTTCCTTACTGGTGGCAGTGAAGGCTCTAGCCCAGCAAGTTGGATTAAATTCTTTGATATGTTGAGCAACTACGACATTCAGTACATTGTTCCACTTATCGGAGATATTTCCATACATGCTGAGCTTATGGAACATGTTATGGCTATGTCTGGTACTATGGGCAAGGAAAGACGTGGTGTTGTTGGTGGTAACATCAATGAGACTATCAATGAGTCAATACAGCGTGCACGTGACCTTAATCATGCTCGTATGCAGGTTGTACATGGTGGTTTCTATGATGTAAATAGCAACAATGAGTTGGAATTGTATCCTCCTTATATCTTGGCTGCTCAGCACGCTGGTCGTGCTGCATTCCTTCCTGATGGTGAGCCAGCTACCCATGATATATATCGTATGAGTGCTCCAGAATATCAACTGGAAGCCCCTGAAATTACAGCACTTCTTCAGTCTGGTGTTTTGGCATTCGAGTTTGTGATTGGTCAGACTGGTGTATCTCAGTCTTATGTACGTCTTGTACAAGACCTTACTACAGACCTCATCAATCAGGATGTTGTACACGTTGAGAGAGCAACTGGTCAGCTGGCTGACTCTATCAATAAGGAAATCAGACGTGGTCTGGATAGCTTGCTGACTGGTAAGCGTACTTCCTTGACTGACCTCACTTCTGCCAAGAACCGTGTTATTTCCATCCTTCAGGAACGTCAGCGTAATGGTTACATTATTGCTTATAAGGATGTATACGTATCCAAGACTGGAACAATCACTACAGTGGATTATGGTGTAGCTGCTGCTGAGCCTAACAACTTTACGCTCATTACAGCACACTACTATTCTGAAACACTGGTAGCAGAGTAAAGGAGTGAGATAAATGGCTACACAAGCAAATCAGACAGTACACAGCGGCAATACAGTGTTGCTTAAAGTTAAAGGTCAGGTTGTAGGACGTGCACAAAGCCTGGATGGTCGTAGGTCATTTGGCACTGAGGGTGTGTATGAGATTGGTTCTATCATGCCACAGGAGCATATCAACAATCGGTATGAGGGTACTGTAACTTTGGAACGCTTCTTGATTAAGAAGGATGACCTTGCTAAAGTTGGTATGGCAGCTTTGGGTGAGGAAATTCTTAATACTGATATCATTGACATTGAAGTCATTGACAAGAACAATGGTCAGACAGTCCGTGTATATCGTGGCTGTACCTGCGTTGATTACTCTGAGAACTTCCGTGTTGGTGCTATCTCAGGAGAGAATGCTTCCTTCCAGTATCTGTCTTGTGACCGAGGTGACGCTACTACTTCTGTGACTAATGCTCAGGTAGGAGCTACTGTTCAGCAGATTACCAATACTGTGAGTCAGGTAAACAGCCTGTAAAATTTACGCAGCTTATAATAAGCCCTTAGTGGATTAACCATTAAGGGCTTATATTATTGTTTATAGGATAAACCCATTAACTAACATCTATAAGGAGAGATTAAAATGGCTAAAAAACTGACGGAAAACCAAATGGAAGTACTTGCTGGTATCGTAGACAGTGAGAGCAAGACCTACACCTTTGAGAAGGAAGTAAGTGTTGAAGGTGAAAAGAAAAAAGGAACTTTTACTGTTAAGTACATGGGAGTATCAGCACGTTTACGCTTGGGTACTATTCGTGCTAGACTTCTGGAAGGTGCACCTTCTCAGTCTGTTGACCCACTTACAGATGATATTGCTTATATGATAGCGTATCTCACAGTATCCTTAGTTAAAGCACCTAACTGGTGGGACTATGATAAGATTGATGACGTGAATGATTTGCGTGAGGTGTACATGGAGGCATACAAGTTCATGCGTTCTTTTCGAGGACAAAATGAACAGAGTGCCAATGCTGGAGATAGTTCAGCTTCCAATAGCAAGAAGGCTGTGGAAAGTAAGTAAGTTATTACATCTACCAGTAAGTCACCCTGCTATGCAGAGTTTAGATACATATGACCTAGACTTCTATGAACTCTCAGATATTGCTGATGACCCAAAGAAATTGGAGCAGCTGCAGAATCGTTTCTTTGACCCAGATTTTGATGATTGGTTGGAAGAATTTGATAAGGAACAATCTGAGAAGCAGGTTAAGGAGAAAGAATCAACTGAACCAGAACCACCTGACCTTGACACCATAAAATACAGTCAAAATAACTCATCTAATAATCAAGTTACTGAGTTAGAAACTGAAGAATACGAAATGGGTACTGCTGCAGCCAATGAAGAATTTGAGAGGGATGATGAATAATGGCTGACACCAATGTACGCATCAAGTTGTCAGCTGATGGCAAACAGGTGCGAGATACACTAAAGCTAATAGACCAAGATTTACAGCAGCTTGGAAGTGGTAATGCTGTAAATACAAGTAATACATCTAGTACTGGTAACAATACCCAACAGGGACAATCTTCTTCAGATAGAGTAAAGCAGTCTAATAGAGATAGAAATACAACACTCCTTTTAAGGGAACTGACTCTGGTTAGACGTGAATTACAGCAGATGAACAGGAACACCAGTAGTACTGGTGCTCCTGGTTCATCTAATGCTCCTGTACCAGTTGGTGGCTCTGGAAGTAATACTCCTACTCCACCAACTCCATCAGGAAGTGGTAGCCCTAACAACAGACCTACTCCACCTGGTGGCAATCCTCCACCACAAGGATTAGGGCAATTACAAAGCGTTTTAGGCAAACTGGCAGCTGGAGTTGCTGCCTTGTCTGCCTTTAATGGTATGGCTAACTCCAGTCAGAATAGACTTTCATTGGCTTACAAAACCTATGGTAGTACTCTGGCTTATGATGATTACAATAGAGCAGGTAAAGACGCAGTAAAGCTAGGAGAGAGATATGGTTATGATTATGAAGTAACCATGGGTGCTTCTTCAGCTAACATGCGTAGTGGTGCTGGCTTTAAGGATATTGCATCCTATAAGGCTGACATGAATGCTATACTGAAGTCATCTAAGGCTTGGGGGCTTGACCCTAATGCTGTAGCTAATGCCTCTGGTACTATGGTAGGCATGGGTGCTTTTAAGCAAGGTGAGCAACAGAAATTTGCTAACCTCTTAGCTCAGTCTATTGTAGAAAATGGCATGCAAGGCATGGAGGATAAGCAGCTGGATGTATTAGAGGACATTGCTGGGAATCTTTCATCAACCAATGCTGTAGTTAGTCAGCAGTCCATAGAGAGTGGCTTGAACCTCTATAATGCTATCGTTGGTGTCAACGAGAACATGAAAGGACAACGTGGCGGCAATCTCACAAACAAGATGATGGGATTAGCCAGTGGTCAGGATAATGCTCTGAACATGTTCGCTGGATTAGGTACAGAGTATACTGGCATTGAAGGCTACAATGAGTTCATGAAGAAGGCAGCTGAGGACTCTACATTTGTTCCTAGACGTGCTTGGGACAGAATGAAAGAAGTCTATGGTGAAGAAAAAGCTGCTGAATACATGAAATATCACCTCCAGAAGAGTGGAGGATATAGCATTGGTGAGGCTGAGACTGTAGTAGAGTCACTGAAGGCTGGAACTAAGTTTGATACTAAAGGCACTAAGACTGGAGAGCAAGCAGAACAACAACGCATTGAGAACTATGAGCAAGATAAGGTATCAGACCTTGAAAAATCTGATATTGCCATCCGTGAAGCCAAGGATGATATTGGTGATTTAATCAATGAAATCAAAGCACCCATACTCAGTGTATTTAATGATATGTCTGATGGTGCTAAGATGGCTACTATTGGTGCTACCACATTGGGAGGTTCTGCAGCTGCAGGTAAGGCAGTACAGGCTGTTTGGAACAGATTAGGAGGTGCAGCAGAAGGTGCTACTGGTGCCGCAGGAGGTGCTGTTGGAGCATCAGAAGCATTAGCAGGTGTTGCTAGGACTGGTTCTAAATTAGTAAAAAAAGGTGGTCCAATCATTGCTGGAGTTATAGGTGCTTATGATACCTATGAAGCCATCCAGCGTGATGATAACAGGGGGGCAGCTGAAGCTGCTGGAGGCACTTTAGGAGGTATTGGTGGTGCAGTAGCAGGTGCTGAAGTTGGTGCTTCCATTGGTGCTCTGTTTGGAGGTGTAGGTGCTATACCTGGTGCTGCCATTGGAGGTATAGTAGGTGGCATAGGTGGTGGATTCCTTGGTGACTCTTTGGGAGAATGGGCTGGTGGAAGCCTGTATGACCTTATAGCTGGAGATTCAGAAGAATCTGGAGAAAGCAGTATAGTTACTGAGGAAGAAAATAAAAACCTTAAAGAAAACACTGAAGCATTAAGAGAGAACACTAAAAGGTTAAATGGCAGTGGAAATAATGGTGTACCAGACGCTTTTGACCCATTAGGAGAACAACGTAAAAAGAATAAAGAACGTGAAGAAGAACAAAAATCAACAAGCCTTTTACAGAGACTATTTGGTGACAGTGGAGAAAATGGCAAACAACATGCTGTAGGTAATGACTATGTACCATATAATAACTACCCAGCTTTGCTTCATAAAGGTGAGAGAGTACTGACTAAACAAGAGTCAAAAAAGTATGAGGATACCATGTTAATGGCTAGAACACTGCAACCTCTGTACTATGAGTATCAAGTTAACAATGGTATTGAAACTGATAAGGCACATAAAGGATTAGACTTGCTGTCTATACTTAATTTTGGTGCAGGTATACTTAGTGGTTCTCAAATACAGGACAATGGACTTTTCAATATAGGGTTTGGGACACCAGGATTTAGTGGAGAACGCATTCCAGGTATAGATGAAGTCTACTCTAAAACATTAGGAGAACATTTTGGTGGAGGAATCAACACTGATAATCCTATTCCTAAGACAGATGATACTACTCAAAGATTATCCAAGGTTATTGTTCCTCCAGATGTAGCATCCAAGAACGTAGAGCAAGGTAACAGCCCAGGTGGTGCTGGAACTCCAGCTACTTATGGTGCTGGTGTTATGAATTCTAGTGGAAGCAACATGCAAATAACTATCAACGTAAATGGCAAAATAGAGGGAATGACTCCAGATAACCAATCACAAATTGTAGCTGCCATAATAGCACAAGTAAATCAATCTAACTTTAGACAGCAAATAAGTAATGGATTCATTAGAACTCCTAACAGATAATGGAGGTAAACCACTATGAAAATAGTTGATATAGCACTTTCTCAAGAAGGTGTAGAAGAATCAGGGGTAAATGATGTATTATATAATACTTGGTATTATGGACATAAGGTGTCTGGTGGTTCTTACCCTTGGTGTGCTGTTTTTATATCGTGGTGCGCAGAGCAGGCAGGACTATCTACGGATGTCCTGCCTAAAACTGCTTCTGTGTCCACATTAATGAAATTCTTTGAAAATAATGGTAGATACCATTCATATACTGAATACTTCCCTAAAGTGGGAGACATAATGATTCAAAAGTCTAAGGGATACAGCCACGTAGGTATTGTAGTATCTATAGACCAAGAAGGCTTTAACACTATAGAAGGTGACGTAAATGATAAGGTTAGTCAGTGTAGATATAGATATGAAACTACTGTAGTAACTGGATTTGGCTCACCTAATTATCCTGTAGAGATTAAACAAACTAAAAAATTCCTGAAATCTGTTAAGTTAGATGCTTCTTCTGGTAATGAGGCTGATAATACATCAACAGATACACCAGTACCTAATGGCTCAGAAACCATGCCTAATAATGCAACAACATCTAATAAAGAAGTGAAAACTCCTAGTGGTGTAGGCAGGTATACTTACATTTCTTATACAGTTAAAGAAGGAGATACATTAGAATCAATAGCTGAATCACACAATGTTGCTCCACAAATGATTGCATTTGCTAATGACCTTACAGAATGGAAAGTAACTCCAGGTCAAGTCATTTATATACCACAATCAAAAGGTATAATGACCAAAGGAGAACAAGCATCTAGAGTAGATACATTAAAGCAGAAAACTCACACTATGAGTGTTACTGTGTCACACCCTACTGTAGAAATACACTTTTATGGTGAGTACGGTAAGCTGGCTGCTGTATCTATTTTGTCTCCTAATAAGAATACAGAAGTTGATAACGATATCATCAGTGTAAATACTGTTAGAAATCAAAGTCAAGACTGCCCTACGTTTACTATTAGCTTAGTATGGCGTAACAAATGGTATGAGAATCTGGCTAGTAATGATATGTTGGTAATTTACATGCAGAGACCTCCAGAAATGAAAGCAGTTGTTATGTATGGTCTTATAGACGATATAAGAAGGACAATGGACTTTTCTTCAGGTCAGCCTCAAAGAACAGTTCAGGTTACAGGCAGGGGATTCAATAAGTGTTTTGTTCAATTTGATGTAGGACTACTTGAAAACTTTTCCAGCCTAAAAGATATGGGTGGCGGATGGTTTAGTGGATTAACTCAATTACATAGTTGTTCTAGCTATAATGCTATAAAGATAACAGTAGAATCCTTTGTTGGTAAAGCTATGAAATATAGTTTTGGTGACGGAAAATCACTAAAAGACTATTTTGTATATAGCGGAAAAGAGAGACAACATGAGATTTTAATGGATTTCACTCAATTTACATCATTTAATGGTAGTCTGTGGAATTTCATTAAGGAATTAGCCAATGCTCCTTTTAATGAGACTTATTGGGAAGTAATCAATGGTAAACCTACTATGGTTCACAGACCTACTCCATTCAATAAGGAAGATTGGATAAAACTCAACAGAATAACAGTAAAAGATGATAATATTGTGTCCAATAGTACTGGTAGAAGTGATTTGGAAACCTACACAGTATATCAGTGTCACATGACTCTTATGGGTAATGATACAATAAATTTGTTACCTCCTATGTGGTATCCTCCTTATTATCCTAAGTATGGATTAAGGCAACTGAAAGTAGAAACCATTTATGAATACCAAAATAAAAAGTATGACACTAGAGAGTGGAGTAAAGAACTATTCAATTTTAACATCAAAAACAATGTATTTGAGAACGGCACTATTGTAGTTAAGGGTAGCAATCAATATAAGGTAGGAGAAAGAATAATTTTAGAGTCAGAAAACATGGAATTCTATGTAGAATCTGTCTCTCAATCTTTCAATATGTACAACGCTTGGACCACTTCTTTAGGAGTAACCAGAGGAATACAACCAGAAAAGCGTTTTACACCTCCTTGGGGTGCATATGAAGAACTCACTCCAACAGTAATGATGGCTATAATACAGCTTACTGGCAATGGTAAAGTTTCATGGTATGATTTACCTGAAAGAGAATTTGCTAGAAAAAATGTAAGCCAATATGGTTCTAACGGTAGGAGAATAGGAAGTATGTATGACTTTAAAGGAAAAACCTTTACTTGGCCAGTACCAGATTCTGGGGAAGATGATATCACCAGTCCATTTGGACCAAGAACTGCTCCTACAGATGGTGCTTCTAGTTACCATAATGGTATAGATATAGGTGGTGATTATGGGGCAACCATTGTTGCTGCTTGTGATGGTACAGTCATTAGTAGTGGAACAGCATCTGGATATGGCCACTGGATTCGTATAGACCATGGTGACGGAATTATCACTATATATGGACACATGTATGCTGATGGACTTATTGCTCAGGAAGGCAGTACAGTTAAAGCTGGAGAAAAAATTGCTCTTATGGGTAGTGATGGATATTCTACTGGTCCACACTTACACTTCCAAGTAGAGATAGATGGAGAGCCAGTTGACCCGATGGAAGCCTTTGCTGTAAGGAAATCTGGAGGATTCAACGATGTTGGTGTAAGTGCTTCTCAGGAGGAAATAGCATTAGCAATATATCAGTATGCTACTGGCACCATGGGTCTTAATAAGGCTGCTGCTTGTGCTTTGTTAGGTAACATAGAACAGGAGTCCTCTTTCATTATTGATAATGAAAACTCCATTGGGGCTTTTGGTCTGTGTCAGTGGTTAGATTCCAGAAGAACTGGATTAGAGAGATTCTGTAGAGAAAATGGACTTGATGTTCTCAGCGTAGCTGGACAGATGGGCTGGTTAGTATGGGAATTCAATAATACAGAAACTGCTGGATACAATGTATTAACTAGTGCTCCAGATAGCAGGGAAACAGTATATAGTACATCTGTATCATTTGGTGAAGCATTCGAGAGATATGGTGAAGGTGAAGAAGGTTCACGTGGTAAGAATGCTGTAAAATGGTATGATTCCGTATAAAGGAGGAATAACAATGGCTGAAAATCAACCTCAACTCCAGTCTTCACTAGGAGAAGTATCATCAACCAAAACTGAAAATGACAGAGTGTGGGATATGGGTTATTTGGCACTCGGTCAGGTTACAAAAGTACACCCTAAAAGATATACAGCAGACGTAGAAATCTATCATACTAATGATAAAATAGCTTCTATGTCAGGCAATGAAGGTAGACACTCATGCCGTATTGGTGTTGGAAGTGCTGGATTTAACAACTTACATAACAGACCATTTGGAGAAATTAACCCAATACACGCTGGTGATATTGTGTTAGTAGGATTCTTGAAGAATTCTAAACAACAACCAGTTATCATAAAAACCTTTCACAGTACTACAGAAGAGGTTGGTGACCTTAATCTGAGAAACATACTTAATAACCAATTCTCTAATGATACAGAATCAGACGTTGAAAGCACAGTAAAAATTTCACCTATACAGGATTTTTCCTTAGTGGATAAATGGGGAAATTTTGAATATGCTTCTCACACTAAATCCTTCTTTGTAGCAAAAGAATTTGGTATTGATGATGAAAAATTTGACTTTGAGGATTTGAGCATAAAAACCAATGTTAGCTCAGAAGTATTGTCTAAAACAAAGGATAGTTTGTCTGGATTAGATGACCCAAATAATGCTTATAGCTTGGTAGATGGTGCTATAAATAACTTGTTCAGTAGTTTATTTGGAGGCATCTTTAATCTGGACAAATCAGACAATCCTTCACAGTCTAAAATGGATGATAAGTCTCAGCAAGCATTGATGAGGGGCAAGACTATTTTTGTAGAGGAAAAATTTTCTAAGCCTAAGAAATTTTTAGCTTGCTTCAGAGATAAATTTGAGGATTCTGCCACTAACTGGTTGAAGGTTATAGTAGACGCAGCTAAGACCTCTATGAGAATCATAAAATTCCAGCAATCCGAAAATAAGAATACTCAAATTGAACTGGATGAGCATGGAACCATAAAAATCAGGAGACAGCTGGATTCTAGGCATTTATTTGATAACTCAGTACCTCAGACAGCAGACAACATGGAGCAGAATCCTTCTAAGATATACTCAGAAATGCAAATGGTAGCAGACGGAACAATAATGGTTCAGACTTTAGAGAAGTCTAACCCTCAACAGCTTTCTGAACAGGAACAGAAAGAAGGGGTACTGCCATACCCATTATCTACTATTATTATCAGCCCTAAAGGTGGAGACATAATTGTTAAGACTAAGAGCAAAATTGCTGTGTCTGCTGAAGATAGTATCAGTGTAATGAGCCGTAAAGGCATAGACATAAAATCCTTAGAGGGTATAAACATGACCAGTAAGGGTAAAATAAATATTGCTTCAGAAGCCAATATAGATATGGCTGCTCCAGATACCAATATAACTTCTGCCGTAGATATTGCTGGTTCTATGGATATGAAGGGTGAAACCAATGTTGTAGGTAATACAACAATTACTGGCAAAACTTTGGTCAATGCCAGAAAAGTTATTGTACAAGGTGATAAAGATACTGATAGAGATACTGATATGTCAAGATATGGCAATGCTATCCAGTCTATCTGTGAATCTTTTATACGGAAAAAGCTCATGGCAAATATGTCTGTATCATTAGCACCTACAGTAGCTATTTTAGGCATGGTAAATCAGACTTCAGGCAGTTTTGATGGTATGATTTGGTCTGGTACTTCTTCTACAATGGAGAGAGGTTGTTTTGGGCAACTTATAAAGTGGGATACTAAAGCTCAAAACCTCCTTAATAACTTCTGTACTACTTTCCAATTCCCAGTAGATAGTATTTCTGCTCAACTGGATTTTGTTCAAAGTGATAAAGGATTAGGAATTGACATAGAAGGATTGATTGGTAACTTGGGTTCATCTGCTACTGAATTGCAAAAGACAGTAGCTGCTGTAAATAATTTGTACGATAAACTTGAAAAAACCAATAATATTGAAGAACAGTTACAACGTGTAATACAGGAATCTATACAGAAGTTGCCTAATGATATTTCTGGTACTGGCACTCACATACCAGGACTACCATTACCTAGTGCTGAAGATTTCAGTATCACTGAAGCTATAAGTAAAGCCTTTAAAGACTCATTCCTTACAGGTGTAATTAAGGCTACCTCTGGAGCAATGAATATCAACTTTGTTGATTATGGTGATGGTACTACACCTATGGTTGGTATCAGTAGTATAATACATGAAGGGGATAAGTTAGGGAATGAAAGTGATGATACAGATAGTTCAAGTATTGCTACTATAGAAGATGCTCTCATTGATATCAATAAATACATTGAAGGAAATATATTTGACCAAGTAGCAGTTATTGCTAGAAAGTTTGACTCAGAGACTGGTCTGAACACTTCACAGTGGGTGCATACTAATAGAAAAATCACAGAGAATCAATCAAATAACAATGATGATGGCAATGTCTCTACTATTACTAAACCAGCACCACTCACTACTAAAGAACAATATTACGATAGAATCAACAAAAGATATGTGTATAACACAGCAGAAAATATTATTAAAAGAGTAAATTCCTCTTGGATGTATCATAATCTGTTTGAGTAAGGGGGTAAGAACATGGCTGATGTTTCTTTATCCAATGTTGTATCAAATATGGATACAGAAGTGTCTCTCAGTAACCTTAGAAGTGGAAACGGCAGCAACCGCAGTAACATAAAGAGAATGGAAATTGCTTATGGTAATACCAGCATAAAATTTGCTATCAACCCAGAGGATTATAACCAGAAAGAACCAAATAGAGCAACCTTAACACAAACTAAAGGTGGTGCTTGGATTGATGCTTGGGGTGCTGGTATTGTAGAATTCACACTAAAAGGCATTACTGGTGTTTCAGGTAGAAAAATCTCAACTACTACGGAAACACTTACACAGTTAAATACTACAGCTGCTAATCTGAATGGAGATAGCGGTGTAGATACTGGTTATCAAAGATGGAAACAACTCAGAGATTTGTTTAGAAGTGTGTTTAATGCCATTAAAGATGGTGAGGAAGTCACTGAGCTCATAAGGTTCTATAATTATACAGATAATGAATACTGGTATTGCTATCCTACACAAAATGGTATTGAACTATATAGGAGTAAAGCCAGACCTCATGTATATCAATATACCATTAGTTTATGGGGAATACGTAAGATAGGAGAGCCAGAAACATCTGTAGGAGTTGTAGGTAATCCATATAAGGAAGGTGCTACAACTGAAATAGACACCTCTACAGAAGAGAATACTGATAATAACTCAACTACTACCAAAGAAACTAAGACTGAAGTGTCTGGAGGTAGCACATATAGAACTGCTTCAGCAGCTCTTAATACAGAAGCTGATGTGACTACCCTTACTAATACAAGGACTAAGACTAATTATGTACTAAGAAACCAGAGTCACTCTTTAGCACAGCTCATAGCACCATTAATCGGAGGATATGAAGGCAAAATTGCTCCTGTTACTGGCTATTATACTGCTGAAGGTTTGAAAATAAATGACGCAGGAGTTGTATATAATGTACAAGGATTTAAAGGTAAAGACCTCCTAAAAGAAGGAGAAAAATCAAATTTTCTTATAGAAGAAATCATATTTGGAAATGTAGTTTCAGTAGAAACCTATAACATGTGGAAGAGAATGCTTCAATATGACCCTGACATTCTGTCTCCAGAGTACACATATCCAGTGGGTGCTACTCCAATGGAACGAGTAATACAAGCAATAGCTAAAAATAGAACTTACGACAGTACTATTTATGACTATATTGTACAATACAAGCCAAAATATTATCTAACTAAGACAGAGATAAATTTGATTAAAACAATCCTGCTAGAAAGTATGATGATATACATAAAGTTAGAGGAAATATATAATTCTCAAGGAGCACTTGAAGCTACGATTACTTCCACAGGAATGAGAACTTTGATTAAAAACATACAAGCAGTAATAATGTATTTTGAGTACAATAGTACTGATGTGACTAAATTTTACACTCAGAATGTATCTGCTGAGTTAAGACAGCTAGAGTCACTCATGATGCAGGTTCATACTGACGTGGTAATTTATTTGTAGGAAGTGATACAATGAAAGCAAGATACATGACTCATACTGTTAATCCTGGAGACACCATTCAGTCTATAGGAGCAACCTATAATGTGGATTGGACGAAACTTGTAATTGTGAATGGGTTGATGTATCCATTTATTGATTCCGAAATAAATTCACATGAGTTTGATAACACTGATGAAGTGGCTAAGATAGGTAGTAGGCTGGTCATACCAACTACAGGGATACATATACCTAAGAAAACTAATAATCTTTCAGAAGAACTTGAAAAATACACATTTGGATGTGATTTAGATTTGTACTCTACTGAGACTTCCTATAATGGGGTTACTAATCTGGAAACCTTGGGAACACTGAATGCTGGCAATGATGGAGACATACTTCTTAGTGAAGGAATCAACAATTTAAGACAGCAGCTTATTACCAGATTGGGAACACCTAAAGGTACACTGATGATGCACCCAGAGTGGGGATGTAACCTTATAAACATGATAGGTGGTAAGGTTACTATGGAAAGGCTTATAAAAATCAAGCTAGAAGTACAAGAGTGCGTACTAGGAGATTTTAGGGTGCTTGGAGTGAGCGACATTAGAGCCGTATTTAAAAACTCTGATGGAGCAGACGGCAGTAATGGAATACTTAATAGCCATGGACGTGCTATATTTATTGACTTCATTGTTCACCCAGTAGAGCCGTATTCAGTATTCCGTGTAGGAAAGACATTTTCAAGGTGAGGTGAGAGATAATGGGACTTGAAATAAAGAGTATGTACAAAGTATTGAAGGATATGATAGACTGGACTACTGCTAGGTCAGATAAACTCACTGACTTTAACATTGGTTCTGGTATCCGAACTTTGTATGAAGCAGTTTCTATACAGATTGAAGAAATATACTTCAGAATGAAGCAATATGTGATTTATGCTATAGAAACCTCAATTTATACCTCTTTCGGAATAGAGAGGAAGACATCTGAGTATGCCACTGGTACAGTAAACATAGTATTCCAGAGAGCACTCACAAATTCATTGACTATCCCTAAAGGAACAATTTTTTCTACATCTGACATGTATGGATATATATACTTTGAAACCATAGACGATAACTACTGTGAGCCAGGACTGGTTAGTACTACAGTAGAGGTTAAGTGCCAAAAAGAAGGAGCAATTGGTAACGTACCACAGGGTGCTATTTCTTTGATGATTCCTACTAATCAGAACGTAAAGAGTGTGTATAATACAGCTGACTTTACTAATGGTAGGGAAGCAGAGACAGCATTAGAGCACAAGAAGCGTTTTCAAAAGTACATTAACACCTTGGCTAGAGCCACTAGAAATGCTATAATGT